GAAAAGGGCGGCCCCCGCCAATATTCCAGTTGGTATTCGAGCGCGGGTTGTTCAGGTTCAAGTTGAACACGCCCGCATTGCCGCCATTGTTCCAGTTTCCGCCGCGATTCGGGCACCGCCGTAAAATAGCACATTCCCGGTTTATGAAAAACGTCCGTCTACTGTTTCAGCGTTTTCAAATAGCCACCCAGCAGCCGTCCGATCTCATCGTTCATTTTCGCCCACACTTCCCGCTGGTGCATGGTAAGGGGCGGTTGCATTTTATCACCGTAGAAATCCTTATCACTTGCCATCACTACCAGCTCGCGCAGCCATGCCAGCTCAATGTCCAGCGTTTGTGTGGTCGTTTTCTTGTAGCACTTCTTGTCTAACTCAACCGTCATTCTGTACATGCTGATCATGGTGCGGCGCATTTCATCGGCAAGCTCTTTGCTTTTCCGTGGGAATGTCATTGTCAGCTTATATCCATAATGCAGCATTTCTTTGGTTTTCTCTCGCAGCCAAAACGGTTGATATTGTGCTTCACCAGCCGTCCTCTGGGGCGGCACCTCGGCATTTCTCGGCACAGTCAACACCTCCTGTAAATTCGGCGCGGCTCAAGCCGCGCGGGGTTTGTGTCTGCGCTATCGCGCAGACCCCAGCACGTCAGGGTCCAGCTTACTGCTTTACAAAAGCGCAGCGCCCGCCAATATCCCAGTAGGTATTCGAGCGCGGGTAGGCCAGGTTCAAGTTGAACACGCCCGCACTGCCGCCACTGCTCCAGAGTCCGCCGCGAAACGGGCACCGCTCATCCGCGCCGTTGTTGAACCAGAAATAGTCACCGCCGTAGGTTGCATCAATGCCGGTGCCCGTCAGCGCGGTGTCCGGCATCAGTGCAAGGCTCATAAGCAGCAGCTTTGCGGCATCGCCCACAGTGGAATCAGCGCTCACATCCTTGAATCCGCAGCCGACGCCCTTGTCCTCGCGGTTGGTCATATTGGTGCTCCACACGCCCTTGCCGCCTATGTAGTCCAGCTTCACGCTGCCCTCGGTAGTTCCGTTCCCGTCCGGGGTGATCAGGGTGCCATCGGCGGCGTTGATGGCCTTCCATGCGGTAGAGCTTGCGCTCGAATCGCAAGAGCTGTCGGCAGCGTTGTTGTCCGCAATGATCTGCAGCTCGCCCTTGACCAGACGCAGGCCAAGCACCCACTCCCACACATTGCCGTTCATGTCAAAGATGCCGTCCATCTGGCCGTTGTGGCTCCAAGTGACCGGGCCAGTGCCGGTCAGCACGCGGGCGGTCTTGTTGTTGTCCTGCACACCCGGTGCCGGGATAGCAATATACCCGCTCTCGCTGGCGTCCTTGCCGTAGTTGTTGTTGCCCTTCGGCTCGCAGCCGTTCTTGTGGCACCACAGCGCAACAGCGGCCCACTCGGCGTTGGTCGTCTCATGCCATCCCGCGCCCTTGGCGGCGGCCTGCTGGCGGAACTGGTCGTAGTTCTGGCCGTTGGCGGGGTCCTGCGCGGGCAGGCTGTAGGCGCGGCCATTGTAGTGTTTCGTCTGGTACTTGCCCATGTAGAAGCCCGCGATCTCCTTGCCGTTCATGCGGAACGCCGGGTGTACGCTCGTATCGCTGGTGCTAAGCACATCGCACAGGCGGAACGCCGGGATGTACACCATGATGGACGGCTCGTCCTTGTCGTCCATCAGCACATCATTCGTGGGGAACACGGCCTGCACGGCCATGCGCATTGCATCAAAGTTGTTAGCCATCTCTCATTCCTCCTTAAAACTCGCCGTCCAGCTGGTTAATGTAAATGCCGTCAATGGCAAACAGGTCAAGTTCGACCTTGCTCATGTC